CATTAGTTGCAGATAAAAAAGCAGTTGCATTTGTTGTTGTACCAATTGATAAAGTTGCAGCATTTGTATCATCAGCTGCTACAAGAGCATCTAAATGAATAGCTACAATTTGTGAATTTGCAGGAATTACGCCAATACTTGTATTAGCAGAAGCTCCTGTTGTATCGACTTCTTTTGATTGGACCATCATTACTGATCCAACATTTCTTACATCGCTTCCAACTGTAGTGCCGGTTGTTTGACTAATACCGCCAGCTTTAATTGGTCCCGAAAACGTTGTTGTTCCCATAAGTCTACCTCCTTGTAGTCTGCTTGCGCAGTCGTTTGGGTCGCTACTAGGCGTCGTAAGACGCCTAGTAACTAATTATTTATTACTTATTACGCTGCGCCTTCAGTACCGTAGATTCCTCTCCAGTCTGTAAAGCCAAAAGAATATCTTTCTCTTGTTTTGTAACGTAAATTGCCAGTACCAAAATCGCCTTCTACAGCTTTTTTGATTGGTGCTCTAACAAAGTGTTTCATTCCATCTGGACAATCAGTACCTATAAACCACTGATCTGCATCAGTAAGTCTTTGATTGACAACCACTCCGCCTGGAATCATACCTAATGCTTTTACAGCATTGATATCATTGTCAGCCGTTCCTGGTCTTAGATTAGAGTTTAACACTCTTTCAGCAACGAATAGCAATTCAGGTGGACAGATCAATTTTTGACCTATCAACGCGATTGGGATTTCTCTGTCATCTTTTGCTTCAGAAATTTGAATTAACAAAGTTTCTAAAGAAGTTTCAGATAAATCTGCTGCTGTTGCTAAAGTGTTAGATTGCGTACTACCGCCTCCAGTTGGGTGAGAAGCACTTAATAAAGATACTCCGTCTCCTCCTGTTGATGTAGTAGTCGCGTTGTTTAAAACGTTTGCACCTTTGATCTCTTTAGTGTGTTGCATTGATCTTGCCAATGCTCTTGCGTATTTCGCACCTAGAGAACCGTACAATCCGTCTTCTTCAGCTTCTTCTGTAATAGAAAATGCTAAAGCAACTGTTTCGTGAACGTACCTAGCGACATAGCCTTCTCGACCATTTTCGTAGGTAATCATCGCACCTTCTGCTTTTGTTGGCGCTTCTCCGAATCCGATCATTTGAACGTCTTCTTCGAATGCCTTCATTGACTGCTCTGTAGAATAGATTGCTCTCCATTGTTCTGGATAACGATCGTATTCCATACCAAACACGGTATTTAAACCTAGATTGAGCTGTTTGGTAAACTGTGCTCTATTTAAAGCCATAACTCATATCCTCCTAAATACCTGCTGTGTTAGCTCTAAGCTGGTGGTTATTTATATAAACTTCCACTTTAGCGTCTGCTCCCACTGCATTGTTGGGTTCATCAATTAATCGTAATATTCTTATAGGAAGTGTAGCAGTAACAGCAAATGTGCTGACTGTTATTTCCTGTTTTGAATATCCAAAAGCCGTATTACCAGCTGTTAGTGTTACATTAGAATTCAAGCCTACGTCTGTGTTAGCAAACGTTCCGTCGCATTGAACACTGAATGTTATATCTGGATCATCATATACATATGCTTTGACCGCTGAATTGGTCGCAACAGTTGTACTGGCAGTCCAGACTTTGAGGAATTTTACATCCCCTGTAGCTTGATCTGTATACTCGCATCCCGCAAATACACCAATCGGCTTTGTGTTATTAGCCATAAGGGTAATTGTCCCATTAGTTAATAACTGAACAGCATCTCCTGAGAAGATAGAAGTTCCAGAGCCGTTAGCAATTTCGTATGCATTAGTTCTGATCACGCCACCTGACATATGCCTTACGGGTGTAAACCCTTGGGGCGCATCTAAGTTAGCCATAATAATCCTCCTAGATTATTTGATTTAGTTACTCTTTTATACCGCCTCTGGTAACTTCTGTCTTATAGGTCTTTTGAATAGGATTTCCAGGTTTTTCAACTTTGTTTAAGTCGTAATCGACTGACCTTTGAAGATTTTCTGTTCTCTTACGATAAAAATCATCGCGTTGTTTCTTCATCTCCACAGGCATTTCACAAAGGACCATACCCTCCATTCCTATATAACCAGCAAATTTGCCATGATCTAGCGTAGCGAAGTTTGGTTCTTTGACCGATTTAGGATCACGAGGTTTCCATCCTTCTCTCATACGTTTAGCAACGTTTGTTGGTGTATCTTGACCTAAAATGCTAGTTGCAATCCAACGTTGTACGTAACCTTCACGCGGTTGGGGTGCCTCTAATAAGTTAGCAGGACGCCACTGATTTTCACGAGTAGATTTTTCTTCTCGTGTTTGATTAACTATTTTATTAGTTTTTTCCATATTTGCAGGCTCCTTTATTGTTGACCTGTATCACCAAGGTTTTTAACTTCCCTAGCAAAACGTTTCAGTGCCGTCTCATCATTTATGTCGATACCAAAACTCTTTGCAGTATCTAAATCATCTTGAGTGAGCTTTACTCTATTGCTGCTTCCAGATTTTGTTCTGGAAACTGAAGCAACTGGAGATTGCACTCTAGTTGTCTTGGATTGTACACCACTTTTTTCTTCTTGAACAGTCTTTTTATCAAAAAAGCTGGGTAGTGTCGCTTTAAGACGTTTATCGATCTCTTCATAATAACCTGGATCATGAACGTCCCAACCTTCTTCTGTTAACTCGCCATCGATACCATAAACTAAAGATGTCGCTTTAGTATGCCCTGGTTTATTAAACCAACCAGCGTTTTTCGATGCCCATTCTTTAGCAAGAGGAGGAAGAGGTTTAGTTTCGCTTTTCTTCTCTGGCTTTTCTTTAGAAACATCAGCGTCATCAAGTTTATGCATTTCACTACGAATATCAGCCATTTTTTCCATGAGTTTAACTTGTTCTTCTGTATTACCCTCATCGATAGCTGATTTCATTTGTTTAGAAACATTTTCATAATTATTCTTGAAACCTGTTTTTAAACCTGACCGAGCTTTACCTTCTAAAGTATTAAACTTTTCTTCCCATTCTAATGCTTTTCTTTCAGCATCAGCACGTTTACCCACTTCTTTGGCAATACGTTTTCTAACCTTTTCTGAATAAGGCATTTCGCTAGAATATTTAGGAACTTCTTTTTTAGGTTCTTCTACTTTCTTTTCCTCTTTAATAACTTCTTTAGCAGGTTCCTCTGTAATAGGTTCTGCTTTAGTTTCTTCTTGAAGTTGTTCTAAAGGATTTTTTTCTACTTCGACTTCTTTTTCTTCTTCTTTTTCATCGAGTTTTACTTCGATTTCTTTTACATTTTCTGGCATAGTATCTCCTATGTTTGCGTAGATTATTCTACGTATGTTATATGCTTCGAGATATTAAATCTGGACTTTCCAGAGTACCTAATACCTCATCATCATTTATTATCACCATTTTGACTTTTTGTACAGAGATTTTTGCACCAGCGTAACGCCCAAACACAACCCAGTCATTTATTTTACACCAGGGTTTCTTTCTATCAGAATAACATTCTGGTCCCATTGCGATTACTTGACCCACACTATTTAAATAAGTCTGATCTTCTTTATTTTTTTCTGTTAATATAATACCACCTTTTGTCTTTTCGACTGATGGTAAAGGTCGAATAAGTATTCGATAACCTACTGGTTGAGGTACTTTCTCAGGGGTAGGTGTTTCAAAATTACTCATCGTCTATTTCTCCTTTTTGATATTTCTGGCTCATTTCATTTATAATTTCCAGAGCTTTAGTTAAGCCTTGACCATAGCCGTACACTCGTTTAAATTCTAAAATATCTTCTACACCTTTATTCAAAAGGTTATTACCTAAATCTTGTTTATGTAATTTAATTTTATTTTTTATTGCTATTAGTAATTTCTCCATACTTCCTTGCAATAACTTTTAAAGTATCATCAAAAGATTTATTTGCTTTTTGAGAAGCCATCGCAAATAATTTTGGCTTAATAACTTTAATAGACATTTTTTTATTTTCTAGAAACTTTTTAGCTTGTCTAATATCTTCTCCTTTTAGACTCATTTCTTTTTATCTTGTTTTTGTACCACTCGTGCAGCTTTATCAATAATATCAGCTTTCGCTAATGAATCCTGTCTATTTTGTACCCTTTCTTCTTTTTGTTGGCCAGCTTTAAATCTTTGTTCTCGAATATCTAAATCTTTTTTCTTTAATTCGAGACCTCCTAATTTAACTTGAGTATCAACATCTTGTTTTTGTTGCTCAGGATTAGGTGGCTGTTGTTGCATAAGACGCTGTGCAGCTTGTGCTGCTGCAGCTGCAATTAAATTTTCTTGTTGAATAGGAACTTCTTTTGATTTTTTATCTTGTAGTTCCTTATTATATTCTCCCGAAGAAATAGGTGCTTGAGGCGATTGCGCTTGCATTTGTTGTTGATATAAAAATGCCATATGTTGACCTAAGTGAGCCATCATAGGAGCATAAAGGATCTTCATCGCTTCGGGATTTCCTCCGAAACGTGGATCAACCATAAACTGTTGATGAACTGTTATATGAGCAGCTTGATCTTGATCTTGAAAAGCTTTAATTGGATCTCCATTTAAAATTGCCATATTCTCAGAAACAGGATCCCTTCTAGGTGTTTCTACATCTTCGATAAGTAAGTTTTCATAATCTGGAATATTTAATGATCCTAAAAAACGTCTAGTTGCTTCTTTAACATCCACAATATTAGGGGAAGATTGCGCAAGCTGCAAACCAGTTTGAGCCAACGCAATCCTTTGGGCTTGAGAAAAGATGTTAGGATCGGATACCGGAACGACATTAATATTTGCGTCGAAATCCTTTCGTCTAATTAACTTCTTTTCTCCAATTACATCATAGGGATATTCTTCATCTAAATATTCTCCATTCAGTTTATAAATTAATTGAAATTCTCTTCCCTGAGCTTGATGAACTCTTTTATGAATTGCACTAAAGACTTTAGATCCTTGTTCGATTAAAGCGATCGTTGTACCAACGGGACCTGATCCCGCAGAATCACCTACCATCGCATCTGCGATTGATGCAAAACGTCTTCCTGACTCT